TCTTTACAGTCCCAAACCCTGAATTTCCTCCAATCATATCTCTTAATTTTGATGTAACATCTTCAAAAGTAATTTCACTCAAAGATTTACCAAAAAAGTTTTCAATGTTATCGGATAGTTGATCTGCTTTATCAGATATAAACTCTTTAGATTTACCAAGTAATGATTGTATTTTTTCTTTAACCGTATCTAACGCACCTTCACTAAGTAAATCACGATACACATCGATACTTTCAACCATAACAACTGGAGTTTTTCCAAGTCTTCTTAAATTTCTTTGACTATAATATTTTTGATTATTTCTAGAATTTTTTTCTTCAATAATAACTCTCTTAACAATACGAGAAAGGTCACCTTCCGTTAATTTTATAATTTTTGCCATAATGTTTTTATTTATAAATATATGATAGCAAAAAAAAATCACTAACTAAGTAGTGATTTTTGTATTGTTTTACTTCCTTTTTCGTAAAGTGGTTCGTAAGGACAATGTTTACATTTTGATCCACAACATGATCCTCGTTTAATATGATAAGATTCGGTCATTACAATTCTACCGTTATCATCTTTATAAAAGTCAGGTTCAGGAGATTTTTTAGTTGTCTCCTGAACATATAACTGTTGTATCCAATCTTTTGATGCACTTACCGTCATGACTTAAACTATTTCACAAGCTCCACCAGCACAAGCCGCTTCACCTCTTAAATCTGTATTATCTTGAAGTTCAATAACTTTTGTTAAGTCTACATCATTTAATGATTTAACTAATCTATTGAAGTCCTCTTCTGTGCAATCTTCGAATGGTGCTTGGGTGTAGGTTCCTCCGTTGTATGGAAGAACAGATAATCCATTATAGAACTTTCTATTATTCCACATCCAATCACCTACCAAGTCCCACTCGTCTTCTTTAATAGAAACAGTTGCGGACACATTATGTGTGTTTTGACCTGTTCTATGTCCATTTCTAACCCACTCTTGTGATACTTTCTTAACACGTTCCAACATTTGGAATACCGATTCGTGTCTAAGGATTGATCCTTGTGGTGATTTTTGAGGGATTGAGATAACTGCCGTATCGTGAGGACGGAAAAACTCGTCTTCAACTAATTCAGGGTGATTGATAGCCAAATAAGAATAGATCGCTTCGTTTTTACCTACACGGATTCTTCTTAAGTAGAAGTCATTATGCCATGCGTGGATACCTGAAGAAGTTCCTAACACCAATGATGAAGTTCCTGATGGTTTAACGGTTGTTGATCTTGCAGATTTGTTAATACCAATAAGTTTAGCAACTCTTTCGTTTTCAAGTTTAACCATTTCAGCCGCTGATTTCATATCATAACCTAAAACAACACCTGAACCAATTCCTGTCATTCCAACACCAATAAGTGCGTCTTTTTCAGTTGTTCTTTTCCAAACGTCTCTTAAGTAATGGAAGTCAGTGTAACCTGCTTGTAATGTTCCGATGAACGCCGCTCCTTTAACTCTTGATTCAAAATCTTCTTGTGAGTCAATGTCAGAAGCATTTACCTCACATAAATTACAGAATTGGTTAGGTCTAAGTGCAATCTCACAACATGGATTAGTTCCCCAATCTTTGTCGTTTGACAAATAGATGCCAGGTTCTCCTGCTCCAGATAATTCAATTCTTTTCCAAAGACCCATAAAGAATTCTTTAGTAATTTTGTGACGAAGAAGAACCGCTGAGTTATTAGCTCTACCTCTTTGTGCGTTTTGTTCCCACCAATTTCCTGACTTACAAGAAATCATTTCCTCGTCATCAGCAGAAAATAATGAGATAAGTGCCGCTCTTCTAATACCACCGGCCAATACCGCATCAGCAATATGACATACAATATCGTGAGTTTCAATTGGTGATAATCTTTCACCGTCTTTTTTGTTTTCAAACACTTTAGTAATGTTGTGAACACAATCTTTAAGTGGTTGAGGTCCTGGTGCTTTTCCACCTGAAGTAACCAATAATGCTCCTTTGTGACGGATGTCAGAGAAATCAAAAATAGGTGTTGATGATTTAACCCCTAAATAAGATTCAATTAATACCTTTATCGCATCTGCCCACCCTTCAATACTATCACCGATAAGGTAACGTCTTGTTCTTGTTGGGTTTGGTTTTTTAATTTCAGGTAGTTTATCAATGTGGTGTTTTTGAACTGAGAATCCAACGCCTGTCCCACCTAACAATAAGAACATTGTTTCAGAGAACGCATCTGGATGGTCAATTGGCATGTAAGCGCAATTATAAACTCTGTTTGGCGAAATTTCGATTGGTTTTCCACCAAATTGTAATGATCTCATTGAAGGGAGAATCTTTTTGTCGTATACCATTTTGTATACCTCTTCAATCTCGTCTTTAATCTGCGGGTATTTCTTTTGGTGCATTTCTTTGTTTCTTGTCACCAATTCTTCCCATGTTTCCCTTCTATTTTTTTCGGGGATAAATTTAGCGTATTTCATATACACCGTAATGTTACTCAATATTCTTTGCGAAATATCCATTTTTATTTTATTTTAATTTTTAATTATTTGGTTGTGTTTGAGAATCTTTTTGTTTTCTTTTCTCTAACAACTCTCGAACTCTTTGTCTTTGTCTTTCTTCTTTCTGTTCCTCAATACCAAGGAAGGTCATTGAGCTTTCAGTGTCAATGTCAATCATTGCGTTATCAAACTTACAGTTTTCAAACACAACTCCATCGTCTCCAATTCTTGATTTTGTAATCGCTATTGTCGCCAATTTCATTTCTTTTTGTTGTAAGGTTTTAGCCACAGAAATAATAACATGTCCCACTTGTGCTTTCTTAATTGATCCACCCATTTGATCTGTGGTTACCACTTCGGATGATATTGAAGCTCGGTTACCTTGTGTTGCGGTCCAACCAACAAGATTCATTTCGTGACACATAGCCTCAAATGCTCTCATTACTGATCCTTCACTTTTCCATTCATCACCTAAGTTTTTGTCAGGAACTACACAATCAATATAGTCTAAAACAACCATATCAACCTTTATTCCGTCAGAAACCATCTTTCTAATTTGACTCTTAATTTGTAACATCGTCATAGTATCAGATGGTAGTTTTTTCATAATCAACTTATTTGGCATTGACTCTTGAATCTCCGCAACCTTTCTCATTACCTCATCTTTTTTCTCTGACAAATCGTCAGGATGGACTTTTGTCCACAATGTGAAGTGTTTTCTTTGTATTACTTTTGGGTTGTCTTCGAAGAAGATTTGTAAGACGTTAAAACCAAGATTAAAAGCGTGGTTTGACATTTTAGTTAAAATAGTAGATTTACCAACACCTGTAGGTGCTAATATAACACCAATTTCTCCTTTTGCCAAACCTCCCTTTAACAATCTGTCAATCCCTGGAATTCCTATTGGAATAGGGTGTCTGTAATCGTCCTCAAGAACTTGTTCAAGATTTGAGAATACATCTAACATTGATGTATCTTTTGCTCCAACCTGAAGGGCTGTCTTCACCATCTCTTCAAGGGTATCGTAGTTTTCAAACTCACCCCCGTCAATGATCTTTTGTGCTTTCCCCATAACCTTTTGTAGTTCTTGTTGTTTACAGAACTTTAAAGCCTTTTCTTGAACAAATCCTACCCCATCAATCGGCGCATCTTTAATTTTCTTGATAGTATCCATAACAATCTTAGATGCAATTTCTTGTTGAAGTTCTGATTTTGTAATTTGTTCCAATGTTTCAAATGATGGTGTATGTTCGTATTTTAAATAATACTCTTTAACCATTTGAATTATTATTTTAAAATACTTGTTTTCAAAATAATTGTTTTCGATAACATCGAGAATTGAGTGTGAAAAGTCTTTGTCTACAATAATTTGATTTAAAAGTTGTAATTGAAAAGTGTTACCTAAATACTCAAAATTTTTACTAGTCGCCATATGTTTTTTTTCTCCTTTAGTAAAGATAAATAGTGTTAGTTTTTAATAAATTCAGGATAAAAATAATTAAATTTTTGACCTGAAAAAATGTCAGTAAGCTCAGCCATTATAGCTTTTAACTTTGGGCGTAGGTCTACGGTATATCTGACCTTCGGAGGGTATGGTTTGGCGTCAAACTGTCTATGACAAATTGTCATATCTCCAACTCTAATAATTAAGTTAAAATTTTCCGGACCATCAGTAATTGATGTGTTTAGAAGTTCTGGATTTTCTAATATTTCATATTGGTTGTCCAACATGTAGACCACAGATCTCATCTTTAAGTCATATCTTAGTTCTCTATAAAGACTATCGACATGATGATAAAACTCTTCAGATTTGTGAGCGTTTCTATTAAAACCTCTCACGTTAAAAAATCTTTGGACAACAATGTTGTCATTACACATTAACAAAAATTCTACTTTTGTTATATCCTGTTCTTTCATTCTTTTTTAGTTTTTTTTGTTTCTAAATTTTTGTTTTTCTTTTCTTGTTAATTTGAGAAATGGTTTTAAAAACCCTACCCAAGCGTCGTCACCCTTTGGTAAGTATTTAAAAAACCCGTCCTCCATCATCATTCGAATTAGATTTCTATGTCCTCTTCCGTCGGGATCCAACGACTCAGAATAATATAGTCCTACCAATTCTTTTTCGTCTTCATTCAAAAGTGGGTTTTCTAAGTTAACAAGCTTTTCATTTATTACAAAAAACTCATCTCCAAAAATTCCCTCCTTTGTTTTCCCACTTAATAGGTTCTGAAGTGCAATGTTTCCCTTTTCTTCTTTTAAGAGTTGTTCGCTCTTTTGTAAAATATAGGACAATTCTACATGTGATTCAAGTAGTTCAGGAAACATTTTAATTAAGGTCTTCTCACCTAGATAAAATATTCCGTCAATGTTGTCAGAACTATCTCCAGTAAGAATTTTAATTGTTTTAACATTATAATGTGGGACTTCAATATCGTGAAGTTTTATTTTATCCCCATTTTTATAATATTGTTTTGTGGATGGTGAATAAATAGATACTTTTTCCCCAATAAGTTGAGTTAAATCTCTATCGCTTGAAAATATAGTTTTTTCTTCATCTAACGACACTTTACAGTAATGAGCAATTAAGTCGTCAGCCTCTGCGTGTTCTGTCTCCAGTTGTCTTACAAACATCTCTTCAAGGTATTGTTTAACCCTTTGTTTTTGTTCGGAAAAAGATTCTTCTTTTGACTCAGTTTCAGATGGTTTACGATTCAACTTATATTTTGGATAGATTAACCTTCTCTGAGCCGATGAGGTTTTAGAATCCCAACAAACAACAACTTTGTTATAATTGTGTTCTTCTAAGAATTTACGTAGAGTATTTAAAAAATGCCATATACCACCAACGTGTTTACCTTTATGGTAAAAATCTCTCACACCATGAAATCCAATCTTTAGTAGATTGTTTCCATCAACCAATAACGTTTTTGACACTTAACTTTTTTTAAGGATTCTTACTCTTCTTCTTTCTTTTCTTTTTCTATTTTCAAATCAAAGTCACCATCAACTCCGATTATATCTTTCCAATAGTCAGCATATTCTTTTTTATACTTTTCTATTGATGATTTTTCCTCTGCAGTATCTTTACCTGGTAAAAATCCATGTGGAGTTACAATAATTCTTCCGTCTTCAAACCCAAGACCATTAATGTGGTTTTTCATAACCGACACTTTTGTTCTTGAAGCAAACTTTACAGTTCGTTTATCTTTTGTTGCCGTAATCTTTGTTGTTCCCGCACCTTTTTGATTACCAAATAAAAACACTAAAGAAGAGTTTAACCAAATTGCTTCACCACCTTTTGCTTTAATTTTGGGTTGACCGAACGGATTGTCAGGTAATTCCACCCATGGTTGATTAACAATGATTAAGGTATTTTCGAATTTAGAATCTGATTTACGAGACCCTGAAATACGTTGGTTGATACCCATACCAATTTTATCCGCTAATGTTGACGCATTATGTTGTTTACCACCTTTACCTTCATAAGTCATCTTACAAGGAACTGATCCAACTGAATCCCATAAGAAACATAACGAATAGTCTAATTCACCTTTCTCTTGTGCGTCCAATAACTCATTAATATAATCTGTTATTTGTTCAATATAATCAAAGTTATTATTAAAGATGTAAAATCCGTCCCAATCTAATTCACCTGTTTCAGTGTCAACAACCTCATCACAATCAAAACCCATAAGTTTTGCGTGTTCAAAAGACCATTTTTGTTCTGTAATAATGAACACAGGAAGAATACCTTTCTTTTGTGCATCAACTGCGGTTTTAACCAACGCTGTTGTTTTACCTGTATCGGAGTGACCCAATAACATATTAAGGTGTCCAATTGCAGGACCTGGTAGTCCAACCGCATCTAAAAATTCTGATCCAAGATCAAAAAATCTTTGTGGTTTATATTTTGCCGATGTAGAAAATTTTTTCTTAACCGAACTAAAGTCATTTTTTTTCAGTGCCATATTTTTTTGTTTCTATATAAAATATAGATAAAAAAACGGGAACAATAAACTGCTCCCGTTCTGTTTTTTTCAATAAATTAGAATGGTAATTCTTCGTCGATTTCGTTGTTTACTTGTGGGTCTGCAATTTCATTAATTGAAACTGTTTTTTTACCTCCCATAGAAACTTCTGAAGTTTCGTTGTTAGAATAAGCGTATCCTCCCTTTTCAGAATCCCAACGTGGAGTTTCTCCTCGTGCAATCGCCTCAAGATATTCAACAGGTTTTTTAGAATACACATCTTCCCAAGTCATTTCATTTCCAACCCAATCATTCATTTCAGTTGATTCTTCAGAGATTGGTGATGGGTCATCATACATAACTGTTTGAATTACTGTGTATGTTGCTCCTTTTGGTGTTTTTGCCTTTGTTAGTTCAAGGATTAAATCACGTCCATTATCAGGATCTGTAATATCTCCTTTTGCCTTCCAAATAGGGATGATTTTATCAAGAATACCTTCTTGTTTGTAATTGTGTTTAAATCTCCAAAACTTAACACCATCTTGTTCGTTATCACGATCAATAACTTTTACAATATAAAACTTACGAGCTTTGTATTGTTTTGCAAGTTCTTTGTCTGATTCTCTTCCTGTGGACATAAGTTCTTCATAAACTTCATTTATAGGAGATCTCTCATTGTCATTTTTTCCCGGATCAAAAAACTTTTGCCATTTTCCATCTACTTGGATTTCGTGGAACCATACTTCTTTAAAAGGAGAAGAACCATCTGTAGTAGGTAAAATTCGAATTCTTCGTTGCCCTTGTTTTTCATTGTCTTTCAAAAGAGCTGCGAAATATTTTTTCATTCTTTCTTCTTGTGTCATTTTTGAGGTGGAAGAAGACCCACCTTGTTTTGCGTTTTCATACTGTGCTAAAACCGCGTCTAAAACATTTGTCGCCATGTGTTATTAAAAATTAAAAGTTTATATGTAAGAATTATAGGTGTATAAAAAGTTATAGTCAAATAGTGTTGTAAAAAAATTTAAGGTCGATTATTTCGACCTTAAATTTTATGAGTTAAATCTGTTTAAGAACATATCGTCTTCGTCTTCCATAGGAGCATTAAACGATTGTTCAACGTCTGATGGGCTAAAATTTTCAACCTCGTCTTGGGTTAATACGTATTCATTTTTTCCTGTCATTTCCATTTCATCTTTCTTCTCATCAAAGAAATCTGCTAAGTTTTGTTTGTATGGTCCAGAATCTAAACTTCTAAGTGCCAATTTTTCTTGTGGTGTTTTTGGTCTGTATTTCTCTAATTTACTATCAAGACTATCGATTTTAGAAACTAAAGAATCCATTTCGGCTAGCTTATCTTCCATGTTTTTAATTTGACCAAACAAGTTTTCAAAATACTCTTCTTGTTTATCCGCCATAGTTTTTTGAGTATCAACTAAATCTGTAATATCCAATTCTTCGGTTCCTTCTTCTTCACCTCCTTCTTCACCCTCCGCAGGGATTTCTTCAACATCAGGATCAGCCGCAACATCAATAGGTGTTGGTTCAGCTCCTGCTGGAGGTGGTGGAGGTATTGCTCCCGCCGCCGCAGGGTCTGCCGGTGGTGCTCCCGCCGCTGCAGGATCTAATGGAGGTGGTGGTGGAACGTCTTGCTCCATTATATAGTTATTGATAGATTTATATCTAGCAATTTCATTTAATATTTTTTCATCTAAACTCATCTTATCCGTTTAATAATGTTTTTATACCTTGATTGGTCTCTACTTGTATTTTTTTAAATGTCTTCATGGTGTTGTCAACTCTTTCAATAAGACCATCTTTCATTCTTACGGTGTAACAATCACCGGTGTCAAGATCACAAACTTGTTTTGTTCCATCTCCCATGTCTTTCTCAGATACTCTTGTATTTTTACCCAAGTAGTTGTCTAATATTAGTTTAGTATTCATAGTTATTTTTATTTATAAATATCACTTGTTAATTAAAGTATCAAAAAGATTGTATGCTTTTTTGAATTCCTCTATTAATTTGTCGTATTGTTTTCCTTCGTTTTTTTCAATTTGGGTATAAACGTCAGCATTTTGGTTTAAAGGATAATGTGATACGTATTGTTTAGCCAAATTACTAATACTTGATAATGTTGAGTCATTTGGATATTTTTGATTGAAGGTTCCCGCATCCTGAACTAAGAACGTGTTAATCCCTTGGATTTTATCTAAAACAAAATTAACAAAATCAGGTAGTGATCTAAAACTTACAACCGGAATATTTTTATCGTTTCCTCTTGAGACACAGAAATATTTTCTATTTATATATTCATATATTTTATCCCCATAAACCTCAGTCAAATTAATAGTGCTATAATTGTTTTCATATGCAACTAATTGAGTTCCATTATTATTGCCTGAATCAACAAACACATAAGTGAACGCCATTGCATATACATTAAATGATGTCTCTCCGGTCATGTCGTATTTTCTTTGGATCATTTGTTTTCTTATTTCAGTCATTAAATCTTGAGACGAGACTGTTGTTTGTTGTGGAGCATCTACACCAGTAAAGTTGTTGTATCTACTATTTAAACTTGCCGCGCAATCTTGATTTTTGGTTAACTTATCTTCAGTGTCTAAATTTGAAATTACGTTTGACGCTTGGAATAAAACATTATCAGAACTTGCTTTTAGTGTTCTTTCGTTTTCAACAACTTTTGTTTGGAGTTGTGATAATATCTGCGTATTAAGTGTTTGTAAGAAATTATCTATTGTTGGTAAACTATAGAACGGTTGTCTAACTCCCTCAAATACAGTATTAAATTCTCCTTCACTGATACTATGTGAAACTTTTGTAATCATGTATGGACCCGAAAACATAGGAACATTTCTTATGTTAAAATACATCATAGGTTGTATCAAAGCACATCCCATCATATCAACACTACATGAATAACTTCTATTTTTATAAAGGTTATATAAAGATACCGACTGTGTTGTAGATCTTCTGTTCTTACCAACATTCGCCATTTGGTTCAACATCTCTAAAGATTCTGAAGTTGGTTTACCTGGATCTTGTGAAACACTAAAAGATTTAAATATCTGTTGATTTTCTCTTGTAACATCAACGTTAAACCCTACAACTTTATTTGATTTGCTCCAATCTGTTTTGTTTGCCTGATTTTCCGTTAATGGATTATCACTAGCTCTTCTTAAATCAAACGCATCATCCCTAAATCGATAATCAATGTTATCTTTCATATTGAGGTGTTCACTTGGTTTACTTACGTAGTAACAAAGAAACTTTGGTGAGCTTTGTCTGTAATCAACATTTAAATATGTTCCAAACATCATATTACCAACCTCTAATGTTCCGTCAGGTCTTGGTGTCGGATTTTTTTGTGCGTCTTGAGCGTTATAAAAATTAACATATGCCGGTAACATAAAGTGTTGGAAATTGTTCTGTGTCAATATGGTTGTTACCATATCTAAAAGGGTGTTCTTATAAGAAGTGCTTCCTTGATTTTTGTCTGATGCGCCATCTTCTAATAAATCTATAATTTGATAAATGTCAACTAAAACTTTATCGCCGACATTTCTACTTGCCCTATCAACAAGTAACACATCTTCAAACAATGTTTTACTTTCAAAATCAAATCCCGCAATCCAAGTATCGTTAAGAGCTTTAAATGTTTCCCAAAGCTCAAGTCTTGTTTGTTCTG